CTCCTCGTCCGGGAAATCGAAGCGGTCGGGCAGCGGCAGGGCCGTGTACACCATCTCGTCACGACTGAACATGGAACGACGCTCCGGGTTCTCCTGCGGTTGCCCGCCACGATCACGCTGTTGCCGGCAGTATACAAGGGCGCGGACGCGAGGATCGAGCGTGTCTCCCGGAGCGTGCGGCCGGAGCGCCGGCGTCCTGCCGGAGACCGGGCTCACCTGCGACGGACCGGGGGGCGGAGCGGGCGCCGTCGACGGTCCGGATTTCGCTCGCGCGGATCTTCGGTCCTGTCTCCGCGCCACGCCTCGGCTGTGACGGGGAGCCGCAAACCCTCCTCGGGGAGCGTCGGCCCGCAGGAGTACCGGTTCCGTTCTGGTGATGGCGGAGACTATGGCCGCCGCGGGCCTGTTTCACGCTGTCGCGCCTTGTCTCATTTTCCCACGATTTCCTAGCTATTTGCGATCTCCCTTGGCGCACGCTGTCTCACGTTGTAGCGTGCAGTCACGCGCTCGATGGTGGGTAGATCGCGCGTAGGCAAAAGGGGGAATCGAATGCCGAAGGTCGCGAAGGAGCTGGGGCCGCTCGAGGTAAAGCGGCTGTCACATCCGGGCGGGACGATCCCGAAGGCCTATCCCGTGGGCGGCGTGAATGGGCTCATGTTGCAGGTCACGCCCAACGGGGCGAAGTCATGGCTTCTGCGCGTGACGATCGGCGACAAGCGGCGGACGCTCGGCCTCGGCTCCTACCCTACTGTGACACTCGCCGAGGCGCGGGAACGGGCACGGGTGGCGCATGGGCAGATCTGGCAGGGGCTCGACCCCGTGGCCGAGCGGAAGGCCGCGCGTGCGGCACTGGCGCGGCGGATGACCTTCGGCGAGGCGGTGGAGCGGACGCTAGAGGCGAAGCTCGCCGAGTTCCGGAACGAGAAGCACAAGGCGCAGTGGCGATCGACGCTCGACACCTACGCGCGGCCGGTGATCGGCGATCTCCCCGTGGATCAGATCGAGGTGGCGGACGTGGCGCGCGTCCTGTCGCCGATCTGGCAGGAGAAGACCGAAACCGCGTCCCGCCTCCGGGGCAGGATCGAGGCGGTGCTCGCATGGGCGACTGTCAGCGGGCATCGGTCGGGGGACAACCCTGCGAGGTGGAAGGGGAACCTAGACGCGCTCCTGCCGAAGCCGGGGAAGCTCGCGAAGACGGAACACCACGGCGCGCTCGCCCTGACCGAGGTCGCGGACTGGTTCGTCGACCTACGGCAGCGCGAGGGCATGGGCGCCCGGGCGCTCGAGTTTCTTGCGATGACCGCGGCGAGGTCGGGCGAGGTCAGGGGCGCGACGTGGCAGGAGATCGACCTAGACGCCGGCATGTGGACGATCCCGGCGGCGCGGATGAAGGCGTCGAAGGAACACCGCGTGCCGTTGCCGGCCGAGGCGGTGGCGCTCCTCCGGGCTCTCCCGCGGGATGGCGAGCTGGTCTTCCCGGCGGTGCGTGGCGGGCAGCTCTCCGACATGACGCTCTCGGCCGTGATGCGCCGGATGCACGAGGACAAGGCGGCGCGGGATGTGAAGGCCGGGATCGCCGCGGACAAGGCCGGATGGCTCGACCCGAGGTCCGGCCGTCCTGCGGTTCCTCATGGCTGCAGGTCGACCTTCCGCGACTGGTGCGCCGAGCGTGGCGTCGATCGGGATCTCGCCGAGATCGCCTTGGCGCACGTAGTCGGGAGCGAGGTCGAAAGAAGCTACAGGCGCACCGATCTGGTCGAGCGGCGGCGCGCGCTCATGGCGAGCTGGGGCGCGTTTCTGCAAGGGGAATCAACGGGGAAGGTGGTCAACCTTCGCGTATGACGTGAAGTCGCCAAAAGCGATCGTTGACCTATCCCGACAAATCCCATACCTCTGATTCGCATCGGGCAATCAAGCCCATCCGCAAGGAGACGAAAGTCGAATGTGGGTGGGCGTGCGTCTGCGAGTCCATCCGAACCGTAACCGGGTGGCGCGCATGACCTGAGCGGCTCGCGTCACCCCCGAAGGAGGGGAAGGACGCGATGGCTGCCACCGAACGCTTCCTGAAGGATGTCGAAGTCGCAGCGCGCTACGGCGTGTCGCGCCAGACCGTCTGGCGCTGGACGAAGCACGACCCGACCTTCCCCCGACCCGTCAAGCTCAGCGATCAGGCGACCCGCTTCCGGCTCTCCGAGCTCGAGACGTGGGAGAAAGCGAAGGAGGCGGCCTAGCGGAAAAGAGAGACCCCGCGCTCTCGGAACGCGGGGCCGCACCATCGGACGGGAAATCTCCTTGGACGGGGAAAGACGGTGGCGATGGTGTGGTGTCTGGATACCACGGGACGGCGGCACATCCAAGCGTAGCCCGAAAGGCCGAGACGCGCCGCCCTGCACACTGTCCGAGGTGCAGCAAAGCAGCGGCCAACCGACCGGCGAGGACAGACGCACGGAAGGGCCCTAAGCGGCGGCGCGGCTCCGGCCAGCAAGATCGCGACGGGGTAGGGGACAGCCTGAGCCATGTGCTCGGGACTGTCTCCCTATGCCCGTCACAGCAACGCTCACCATCCAGCAAGGGATGGAGAGAAGTAGGAGAGAGACGGTTGAGCGTAAAGATAGGCGAGCTGCACGAAGCGAACGCGATCGACGCGAAGTCGCCGGCTGCGCTGGTCGACCGATCGCCCGACTGGTGCGCCTTCCTCCGCGAGGCCGAGATGGACCGCGACCACGGGCGCGCGGCCACGGCGGAGCCGTCCTTAGCCGCGCGTCGGGGGCCCGCCCGCTGCCTTACATCCGCGTTCGCGCTGACCGGCAATCGTCAGAAGCCGCGTGTGCAGGTACCACGGTACTCTTGCATATCGAAGTCGCCGTCCGCGATGTCAGTTGTCTGGGAGAAGAAGCCGAAGGAGTTGTTCCAGAAGCGGCCCGACACGCGATTGAACACCCACTGCTCCGTTGCGACATACGCGCGGCCGGCCATGGCACCGATTGTCTCCGACGCGCTCATTGAGCTCGAGGACATCGCCACGATCCATTCTTCGTTCATCTCGACGATGGGAACCGGCGGAAAGTTCGCGAACGCAAGAGAGCGCGCCTCGAGGTCGAGCGTAATCGTCCACTCCCAGCCCCGATCGAGCTTGCAGTTCAGAGTGATGCTCTCCGCTGCAGCTCGTTCAGCAGTCGATATCAGGAGGATGAGGGCGACTAGCTTCCGCATGGACGCAGCCTACACCGGCGTCCGGCCGGGCCAAATGCGCGCGCGTGCGACATGACGCCCGCCGAGCTGATCGCATTCGGGGAGACCCTGACCGTCCCGACAGGACCCCTTGCAGGGCAGAACGTGCGGTTCGCGCCGCATCAGAAGCGCTTCACGCGGGGCGCGCTGCGGAACGGTGTGTCGATCGCGGTCCTGACCGTCGCGAGAGGCGGTGGCAAGTCGACACTGGCTGGCGTCTTCGTGGTCGCGGAGTTCTTCCACGGCATCCGGGGCGAACAGCCGCGACGGGAGATCATCATCGCGGCGGCGAAGCGCGATCAAGCGGAAATCGTCTGGACGTACGCGCACGACCTGATCCTCGCCTACATCGCCGACTGGTCGGAGGAGGAGCGGCGGGAGGTGAAGTTCCGCTACTCGCCGCGCCTCGAGATCGAATGGCGGGGCCACAAGATCAAGGCGATCGCGGCGGACGGCAAGGGTGCCTTGGGTCTGTCGCCCACGCTGGTCGTGGCGGACGAGCTTGCGGCGTGGCCAGAGCGGCAAGGCGCTGAGCTGTTCAACGCCCTGCAGACGTCGCTGTTGAAGCGGAACGGTCTGATGATCGTGATCTCGACGAGCGCACCGACCGACACCGCGCTCCTCTCCCGGCTGATCGACGAGGACGACCCGACCGTCTACGCGCAAGAACACCGCGCCCCGCCGGGCTCGCGGCCTGATGACCCGAAGGCGCTGGCGGCAGCGAACCCCGGCTCGAAGTACGGCGTCGGGCCGCCGATCCCGCATCTCGTGCGCTCCGGGAAGCGGGCCATGATGCGCGGCGGGTCGGAGCTGTCGAGCCACCGCAACCTGCACATGAACGAGCGGACGTCGGACGCGACCCGTGAAGCAGTGGTCACGGTCGACGAGTATGCGGCGGTCGAAACGACCGACCTTCCTCCCCGCGAAGGCGCTGTCGTCGTCGGACTGGACCTTGGCGGGTCCGCGTCGATGTCGGCGGCGGCGTACTTCTGGCCGGCGACGGGCCGCCTCGAGGTCCGCGGCTGGTTCCCCTCGCGCCCGGGTCTGGGCGATCGTGGCCAGCGCGACGGCGTCGGCGAGCGCTACCTCCGCATGGCGCAGGAGGGGACGCTCGAGACGCTGGGCGACGCGGTCACGCCGGTGAAGGACTGGATCGCCGCCGTCCTCGCCCACGTGCCGGACGAGACCATCGCGGCCGTGGTGTTCGACACGTTCAAGCAGTCGGAAGTCGGCGAAGGGCTCCGCGCCTGTGGCGTCCGCGCGCCCTACGTCCTCCGCCGGTTCGGTCCCTTCGACGGCGGGGAAGACCTAGAGCGGTTCCGCCGCGCGATCCTCGAAAAGTGGCTCCGGACCGCGCCAACGCTCCTCATGCGGAGCGCCATGGCCGATGCGATCTGCCGGCGAGACGGGAACCTCAACCCCTGTCTGGACAAGGGCCGGTCACTTGGCCGGATCGACCCCGTCGCCGCCGCGCTTCTCGCGGTCGCTGAGGGCTCGCGCATCGCCGGCCGGGCCGCGCCCCGCGAGCTGAAGTGGGTGTGGTCGTGAGAGATCGCCGCAAACACCCTCACCACGGGAAGGTCGTCTACGACTCGCGGCGGTGGCGCGCGCTCCGCTACGAGGTCCTCCGCCGCGACGGTTTCGCCTGCACTGTCTGCGGCGCCCGCGGCCGGCTCGAGGTCGATCACGTCCTGCCGGTGAAACACGCGCCGGACCGCGCGTACGACCTGACCAACCTGCAATCCCTCTGCCCGTGCTGCCACACGCAGAAGACCCGACGCGAGCTGGGGCAACCCCAGCTCGCGCCCGCGCGCCTCGAGTGGCGCCGGTTCGCAGCTGCCGAAATCCCCTCCCTTCAGATGGAGACATGACCATGTTGACTTCGACCCAGATTCAGCGCCGCCAGAGCGAAGTGCGCCAAGCGCTCGCCGAGCTGGCCAGCGCTGGGACCCTGACCGACGAGACGCGCTCCAAGATGGACGCGCTCGACCGCGAGTACAGCGACAACGAACGCCGCCTCCGCGCCGCGCTCATCGCGGAAGATCAGGAACGCCGCGAGGCCGGCAAGGAGATGGAGACCCGCGCCGGCAAGGAGTGGGACGAGCTGCTCGCCGGCTTCGAAATGCGCCAAGTTGCGCTGTCCCTCGACAACGGCGGGGTGCTCTCGGGGCAGACGGCAGAGATCGTCCAGGAGCTGCGGAAGCGCGGTCACTACAAGGGCGTGCCCGTCCCGCTAGAGGCGCTCGAGGTTCGCGTCGGCGAAACCGTCGCCTCCGGTACGCCGAACCCGATCTCGACCCGCCCGATCATCGACCGCTTGTTCCCCGACAGCGTCGCGGCCCGGATGGGCGCCCAGATGATCTCCATCGACTCGGGCGCAGCTGAATGGCCGGTGACGACATCGGCGGTCTCGGCGGCGTGGCAGGCGACGGAGCTGGGCGACGTGGGCGGCCCGACGACCTACGCGGTCACCGACAAGGCGCTCGCGCCGAACAACACCTTGGGCGTCCAGATGCGGATCTCGCGGAAGGCGCTCCTGCAGTCCGGGGCGGCGCTCGAGCAAGCGGTCCGCCGCGACATGAACGGGGCTATCGGTCAGGCGCTCGACGCGGCGATCTTCCGCGGGGCCGGTTCGGGTGGCGAACCGCTGGGGGTCCTGACCACGCCGGCGACGTACGGCATCACCGCGACGGCCGTGGGCGCGGTGGCCACGTGGTCCGTCTTCCGGGCCGCTGTCACGCGGTTCATGGCGGCGAACGCGGCGGGCTCGCCCGGTGCGGTCCGGCTCCTCCTGCGGCCGGAAGTCTGGTCGTACATGGATGGCGTCCTCCTCACGAACACGGCGGTTTCGGAATGGGACCGCATGGTGGCGAACATCCCGGCGTCCAACATCGTGATGACCACGAACGCACTCGCCGCGCCGGCGGGCTCGCCGCTCGCCTGCACCGCGCTCCTGACCACGGCCGCGGGCGGGGTCGCCCCGATCTTCGTCGGGACGTGGGGCGCCGTGGACCTGATCCGCGACCCCTACACCGATGCTCAGGCGGGCGGGCTCCGGCTGACCGCGCTCACCACGGCGGACGTCACCGTCGCCCGGGGCGCGCAGCTCGAGATCCTCACGGGCGTGCGGATAGCGTGATGATGCTCTACGCCGCATCCGAGGGAGAGCTGGAGGTCCGCAAGCGGGCCTCCGGCGCTCTCGCCTTGGCTGGGCGTTTTCCCTACGGCCGCGCCGCTGTCCTCTCGGATGGCGGGCGGACCGGGAGACCCCGCAAGGAAATCATCGCCTCCCGCGCCTTCAGCTACCGGGTCGAGCTTCCCGCCGAGAACATCCACCTGCTCGTCGGCCACGACTTCAACCGCCCGCTCGCATCAAGGGCGGCCGGAACCCTGAAGTTGCGGGACGCCGACGACGCGCTGACTTTCACCGCCGACATCACAGAGGACATCGCCTCGACGACGTGGGCGAGGGACGCGATCGCCGCGGTGGGGGCGGGCCTGATGGTCGGCCTCAGCCCCGGATTCCGCATCCCGCCGAAGCGCGCGGTCGCGGAGCCTGAGACGATCGCGGAGGAGCCCGACGACGGGCAACCGTCCCCGATCGACGGCAAGCCCCAGCGCGGCGCGATCATCCGGACCGTCCTCGCGGCGCTGTTGTACGAGCTGAGTCTCGTGACCGTGCCGGCCTATTCCGAGGCGCAGGTCGAGGCCCGGTCATGGTCCCCCACGGTCGAACCGCCCGACGCCGGGCTGACCCGCGCATTGTCCAGATGGAGGCCCTGATGGAGATCGTGGAGATCTTGGAAGCGACGCCGGCCGCGTGGCCAGCTCTGCCCGACGGCTTGTCGACGGCGGCCGCGGCCTTGGCGCCGGGGCTGGTCTGGGGCCGGATAGAAGCTTGGGTCGCGCACCGCTGGTCCGAACGCGAGGTCGTCTGGATCGTCGACGGCCCGGGCTGCTTCGCGGCAACCCTGACACCGGCGACGGTGACGACGACGGAAGTGTGGGACTCGCCCAGCTGGTCGCCTGTCGAACTGGTCGCCGGACCCCGCGGGCTGATCCTCCCTGCCTCCGGACCCGACCGCATCACGGCGGACGTCGGCGCCGGTCCGGTGCCGGACGTGGTCCTCGAGGCCTACCGCCGGCTGGCCGAATACTTCGCCACGCCGCACGACCATCCGGGGGTGTCGCGCATGACGGTCGAGGCGGCCAGTGTGAACATCTCGCGGGACCGCAGCCCCGCATGGCTCGCCCGGGCGATGGACTACTCGGGCGCCGGCGATCTCCTTCGTCCGTACAGGAGGGCATGATGGGCCTGTTGCAGAGGATCTTCGGCCGGAACGTGGAAACGCGCGCCGCCGGCAACTACACGACGATGGCCATGGGGCTAAGGGAGGCCTACATCGCCGGCGCCGCCGGACTCGCGGAGCTGACAGGCACCGTCCAGACGTGCGTTTCTCTCTGGGAGGGGGGCCTCGCCTCCGCCGACGTCGAAGGGACCGATCTCCTCGACCGGGCGTCGCTGGCGATCATCGGGCGGTCCCTCGCACTTCGCGGCGAGGCGGTGTTCCTGATCCGCGAGGAGGGCCTATTCCCGGCCGTGGATTGGGACCTGTCCACCATCAACGGCAAGCCCCGCGCCTATCGCCTCGGAATACCCGACGTCGGCGGCGGACGGACCGTCACGGCGCTGGCGGCGGAAGTCCTGCACTTCCGCGTGGGAGTCGACCCCGGGGCGCCATGGACCGGGCGCAGTCCCCTGTCGCGGTCGTCCCTGACAGCGGGCCTCCTCAACGCGGTGGAGTCCGCGCTGGCGGAGACCTACGAGCTGGCGCCGATCGGGACCGCGATCGTTCCTTTCCCGGAGTCGAAGACGAAGGACATGGACGCGATCGGCCGGGAGTTCCGCGGCAAGCGGGGCAGGGTGCTGGTCCGCCAGTCGGTCTACGTCGAAAGCGCCGGCGGCCCTACACCGGCGACGGACTGGAAACCGCAAGACGTCAGCCCGGACCTGTCCAAGTCCATGTTGCCCGAGACGCTGGACCGGGCGCGGCACTCCATCCTCGCCGCCTACGGCGTGCTGCCGGCGCTCCTCGACCCGAACACGACCGGCCCGATCGTGAGGGAGGCGCAGCGGCACTTGGCGACGTGGGTGCTGCAGCCGCTCGGCTACGCGATCGCCGAGGAGGCGAGCCGGAAGCTCTCGGCCGAGGTGGTGATCGACGTGCTCCGGCCGCTGCAGGCCTTCGACGCCGGGCTCCGCTCGAGGAGCTTCGCCCAGATCGTTGAGGCGCTCGCCGCTGCCAAGGCGGCCGGGCTCGATCCCGATCAGGTCGGCAAGGCGCTGCATCTGGTCGACTGGAAGGATGACGTCGCGCGCGGATGACACCGGCCGGGCGGATGGTCCGCCCGGTCCTTCACAAGGGGGATGACATGGACAACGTAGACGTCGCGGTGCGGATCGAGGGGCTCGGGCCTCTCGGGAAGGGGCTCGCCTTGCTGCAGCTCGCGCTGCTCGAGGCCGGGCGCTTCGATCTCGCCGCGGACATGCAGCGGATGGCGGATCCGGACGGGCAGGGCGCTGCGGTGCCGCTCGATCTCGTCGACGCGCTGATCGCCCGGCTGCAGGGCGTGGAGCTCGAGGCGTGGATGATCGCCTTCGGGCGGGTCGCGGACATGGGGGGCGAGGCGCTCATGGCTGAGCTGTCGACGCTCGCCCGGAAGCGGCTGGCCCATTGAGATGCTGGTGGATCGCCGGGAGGAGAGACGCCTCGCCCGGCAGCGCCGCGACGCTCTCCGAGGCAGGTTCGGGCAGGAGCGTTTCGCCGCGCTGGTGAAGGAGCTGGTGGAGCTGCACCGGCTCGCCCTGGACTCGGGCGCGATCGTCTCGCCCTTCAACCTCGAGGGCACGCTCCGCCACGCGATCCGGGGCGATCTGGTCCTTCAGGGCTGGGCATGGCGCGACGCTGACTTTGCCGGGAAGGAGATCCTCGGCGCAGTCTACATGCGGCTCCGGGCGAGGCGGCCGGGGTGGAACGAAGGACAGCCGGAGTGGACGATCTCGGCCGGCGATCTGATCGAGCGAACGAGGTGCCAGAATTGCCACGCGAAACTTCCCGAGGGGCATTTCAAGTTCTGCTGTCAGACCTGCGCGCAAGCCTCGCACGCGCGGCTCGCGAGGCGGCGCGAGATGGACGAGGAGACCACGGCGCG